GCGAAACGCCTGATCCGGCCGCCGAACTCGCTCACTGGAAGGATATGGCGCGGAAGCACGAGAAGCGCGCCAAGGAGAACGCCGCAGCAGCGGCGAGATTGAAGACGATCGACCAGGCCAATATGACCGAGGTCGAAAAGGCCCAGGCAGCCCAGCGCGAAGCGGAACGCGAGCGCGACGAGGCACGCGACATGCATTCTCGTATGATGGCTGCTGCGGCTCATGACCTCCCCGTAGAACTCATTGACTTCCTCGGCACCGGCACGGAAGAGGAAATCAATGAGCGAGCAGAGCTACTCGTTAGCAGCATCGAAGAAACTGCGACGGCGATAGCGGAACAAATGCTGAACGAAAAGATCGCGTCAGGCGAACTTGTCGTCGCAAACGGCAATGGCCGGAACGGCCAGCCTCAAGTCGTACCGGGTCGCCCGGTCGAGTCCCTGCGGGCTGGATCAGCCCCCGCCGGAACGGCGCCAGCAACGCAAGAGCAATGGTTCCGCCAGCTGCTCCAAGGATCATAGCGTCGTAGTAAAGGCTGCGGCGGGAAAGGCCACTTGATGGCGATCTACAATGAAGGAGTCACCCGAACTCAGGGCGCTCCCGACCCTCTCGTGCCGCAGCCTCTAGCGACGGCCATTATCCAGGAGGCACCGAAGCAGTCAGCTGCGCTCAGCCTCATGAACAAGACGACCCTGTCATCGAAGACCCAGCGCATGCCAGTGCTCGACGTGCTGCCCATGGCGTACTGGGTCGGCGGCGACACCGGCATGAAGCAGACGACTCAGCAGGCGTGGAAGAACGTCGTCATGGTCGTCGAGGAACTTGCCTGCATCGTGCCCATCCCCATCGCCTATCTTGACGATGCGGATGTGCCGCTCTGGTCGCAGGTTCAGCCGCGGATCACAGAGGCGGTCGGCGCGCTGATCGATGCGGCCGTGCTCTGGGGCATCAACAAGCCTGCCACCTGGGGTGAGTCGGTGTTCGTCGGAGCTACCAAGTCCGGCAACACCGTCATCGAGGGCACCGGCGTTGACCTGGGCCAGGACGTAGCGGCGCTGGGCGAGCACATGGCTCAGACCGGCTATACGCTCAGCGGCTTCGCGGCGATGCCGGGTATGAACTGGAAGCTGGTCGGAATCCGGTCGGCGCAGGGCATCCCGATCTACCAGCCTGACCTGACCGGCAGGCCGGGCGGCACGCTGTACGGGTACAACATGTCCGAGGTCAACAACGGTTCCTGGCAGATGCCGACGGCGGGCGCGGTGATGCTCGGAGGCGACTTCACTAAGGCGATCATCGGGATGCGCCAGGACATCAACTTCAAGATGTTCACTGAGGGCGTAATCTCGGACGACACCGGCAAGGTCATCCTCAACCTCATGCAGCAGGATGCCGTGGCCATGCGGATGGTCATGCGTCTCGCGTACGCGACCGTCAACCCGGTCACTGTGATGCAGAAGGGCAGCGCGATCACCGCTCGCTGGCCGTTCGGCGCGGTCCTTGGTGTCGGCACGACGCCGCCCACCACCGGCGCGATCGACGTCAAGACCGGCTACCCGACGACGGGCGGACAGCTTCTGGCTGGCGACCCCGGCACCGCCGATGTCGAAACGCTCTCGCCTTGGGAGCAGGGTGCTCTGGAGGCGAAGAACGAGGCTCTGGACGATGACACCCGCGAGGGATACCAGGAGAAGCGCGGCGAAGCCGTGGAGCGTAGCACTCCCGGCAGCCAGCAGCGTAGCACCGGCCGTCGCGGTACGGGCCACACCGGGACCACCGGGAACAAGGAGTAGGAGGGGAAATGACTGCGTTGCCTGGCCTCGTCACGCCGGATGATATCGCGGCGAGGCTAGGCCGCAGCCTGACCCAGGTCGAAGCAGGCCGGGTTGATGGTATGATTCTGGATGCCTCGGCAATCGTCCGTAGGTACTGTCGCCGAGACTTCCTGTACCATGCGTCCGACACGATCATCACGACGGCCGACGGTGGAATCATCAAGCTGACTTCATGGAAGCCGATCAAGTCGATTGACTCGATTACCGCGCTCTCGGGTACGCCGGGTATTCAGGACATCCCGGTGACCTGGTATCACTTCGACGCCGTAGACAAGATCACGGTATTTAACCCGTCGCTTTCAGGTATCATCAACCTCCCGGAGATCTGGTATGAAGAGACTTTCTGGTGGGGCGGGAGTTTTTCGATAACCGGAGCGCACGGATTTGTCGACGCACCCGGTGACGTCGTAGCAATCATCTGTACGGCAATCACGTCCGAGCTAGCTACGCCTACGCAGTCCGCGACTCTGATGAGTGAGTCCGTAGGCGCTTACTCGTTCTCTATGCGTCGTACGTCTGGCGCGGGTCTCAACGCGGCGCTAGTCGATGCCGGAATGAAGACTGCGCTTCAAGACTACCGGCAGAGTATGGCTACGATGAAGGTGAGGTTGTGATGTCTATACCTACCACCTTCCAGAGTCCGGTCTTCCCGTACGGCGTGACCGTTACGCTAGTCAAGCGAATTCTCTCTGGGCAGGACGCAAGTGGTAACGACACGTACACAGAGAAGACTCTTCAGGTTTCCAATGTGGTGTTCGTACCGGGCGGCGCTTCAGAGAATCTGGCCTTCGCCGACCAGACGAATACGATAGAGCAATTTTACTTGCCCTGGGGTACTGACGTTAGCGCGTACGATGCCATTATCTTCCAGGGCATCGAGTACGAGATACAGGGAGTCCCTAGTCAATGGGTATCTCCGTTCTCTGGGCGTCCCTCGCCTATCCGGGTTACTGCAACTAAGATCTCTGGAGTGTCGATCTTATGGCCGCGCGGCGTAGGTATGACCCTAGTATGGGTAGGCGAGTAGAGTTCACGCTTAACCATCGTGGCGTCGGGATCATGCTGAACTCGTTCGAAATGATGGAAGCCCTACGGCCGTTCGGCGAAGAGATCAAGATGAAGGCCGAAGTTATGGCTCCGGTTTATGAGGGAAGGTACTACGGTAGGGACCCAAGGTACCCTGGACGCTACAAGGCCAGCTTCCATATCCGGTCGCGGCGGTATGGAGGTTCAAAGGGCGATCGGGCGCAGGTACTCGTCTATAACGATTCGCCAGAAGCGTTCTGGGTCGAATACGGCAACAAAGGCAATGAACCGTATCATATCCTTCATCGTGCGGCGTTTGGTAGGTGGGGGCGATGAGCGCGACGATTAGGCCATTCCCCGATCCGGAAACTATGCTCATGTACGCACTCATCCCAATTAACCCGTCAACCTGGCGATTTGTTACTTCTCTACCGGCCGGGGATTCCTCGGACATCGTTATTCGGCTCAAGCGTTCCGGTGGCACTAACCGCAATATTGGAATTGACCGTCCTGTTGTTGATATTGACGTCTTCGGACCTAAGTCTCAGGTTGGGACTGTGTCGGCTGCGGCACGAACCATACAATCTCAGATACTGTCGCTCGCCAGCGCGGTTGTCTCGAATGGAGTTATCCAGCACGCTTTCACTATAGTAGGTCCCCGACAACTTCCGGAGGTGAACCAGAACTACGTCCGTTTCAACGCAACGTATGAACTTCAAACTCACGCATAGAAATATTCACCTAGGAGGGTGAAATGTCAGAAACCAGTACCGAGCGCAAGTCGCGCGGTAGCAGCAACCGAGACGCAGCGAATCAGTTCGACCTTCCCGTACCTCTCACCGGCCTGCCGACGCCGGGCTCTGGCCAGTACAAGGACGATGAGCTGCTCTACGCAGCGGGCGATGTCGTCGTGTGGGTCGGCACCAAGAACAACACAACACCGCCGCTGGCGTTTGAAGACCCCTCGACGCTCGGCACCGGCGAGTACGTCTGCATGGGCTGGGTGGACGTCGCCGGGTACATCTTCAAGCTCGACGAGACTATCAAGGACATCCCGGCCGCCGGCATCCTCACGCCAGTGCGCTCGATCCTCACCGGCGGCGTCAAGACGGTGCAGTGTACCTTCCTGGAGGCGCTCAACCCGTACGTACGGGCGCTGTACGACGATGTCACCCTCTTCCCGCTCGCCAACTCAGCACTCAACCCGCCGACTACGCCGGTCGCGCCGCTCGCGGCGAACCAGGTTCTGTACACCCTACCGGACCCGCCCGCCGACAACCGCTACTCGCTGATCTTCGACTCGATCGACGGCGCCAAGCGGCAGCGGCTGTACGCGCCTCACGCCAAGGTAACGGCGCGCGGCAACGACCAGGCCCAGCAGGGCGACATCACAATGACGGACATGACGTTCACGTTCTACCCCGGCATCATCGGAACCCAGAACAACGCCGTCATGCAGCGCTGCATCGACTACGGCAAGGACGTATCGGCGTACTTCTCATGACCGAGCCGCTTAGCAC